CAGGTAGAATTATAAAAGGTAAAGAAGATGAGTTTGCTAGATTGCAAGCTAAAGGAAAAAGAATTGTAAGAAATTATTCTCAAGCAGATGAATTATTTGGCACTGTTTACAAAGGTGCTCCTGGAAAAGCAAGTGGACCAAAAAATGTCAAAGGTGTTTTAAACTTCGAAGTATTTACACCGGGAGCTGATGGTAAACTAACAGGTAAACTTGTTGGTGGTGATGTTGCAAAATCTTATGCAGGGTTATCAAAAGAAGCTGTTGCTAAAAAACCTTTTGCACAATTTACAAAAGCTGACAAATCAAAAGCCATAGAAATTGTTAGAGGAAGAATTGATGAGATTAAACAAGGTATATCTGGATTAAAAGGATCACAACTTGGCACAGTGTGTAGAGCAATTACAAAAGCTGGTTTTGCAGTTGGTGGAAATGTGACAGCAAGTTGTTTAAAAGCAATTGATGACAACCCAGCAAGAGCTGTTGCAGCTATTTCAAAAATTTCTAAACCAGCAGGTAAGTTGAGAAACGTAGTTAATCTTTCAAAAAATTTAGCAAAAGGAACTGGTTATGCATTACTTGGAGAGTTAGCTATCGCTGCACCAATTGCTTTGTATCAATACGGTCAAGGTGAATCTAAAGAAAGAATGATTGGTGATGCAACATATGGTTTAGCCGGTCAAACAATAGATGATGAGAAAAGAGAATTTATGGGAGAAGAAGGTTTTAAAGCACATAAACTTGTAGATGATCTAGGACAATTAGATAATTTAACAGCTCAGTTTCAGGATAGTGAAACTATTATGATGCCTGAAGATGAGGAGTTAAATATTCAACAAATGAGTAAAAAAGAAAAAGATATTGCTGAAGGTTTAAAATCTTATGAGGCAGAGGACGGAAGTTTTGACAGAGAAAAATTTGATAGAGATTTTGATACAGGATCTGCTGGATTAAAAAACCTAGAAGATGTAAAAGGATTTAGAAGAGACGTTAGAAGAGATGAAGATTATGACGTCTTTGAAGATGAGGTAGCAGCAGCTGGTGGTGGGCTGATTACTTTAAACCCAAGAAAGCCACAAGCTTTACCACCAGAATCAGGACCTAACCCACAAGGGTTGGAAAACCTAAAATATTATGTTACAAGTACATAGGAGTATATAAATGGCAGATATAGACAAAGGACTCCCTAGTAACACTCGTACAGAAATTGACGTTCCTACAGAAGAGGAAGTCAAAGAAGTTAGTGTTCAAGAGGAGGAAGTAGAAAAAGGTCCGGTAGAAGTTACACCTGAAGAAGATGGCGGCGCAACAATAGATTTCGAACCAGGTGCAATTAACATACCAGGAACTGAAAATCATTTTGATAATTTAGCAGACATTTTACCTGAAGATGTTTTACAACCAATTGGTAACGAACAAGCAGGTAACTATCAAGATTACAAAGCTTCAAGAAAAGAATGGGAAAGAACTTATAGAGATGGTTTAGATCTTTTAGGTTTTAAATACGAAGACAGATCAGAACCGTTTCAAGGTGCATCTGGTGCAACTCACCCAGTTCTTGCAGAAGCAGTTACACAGTTTCAAGCACAAGCTTACAAAGAATTACTACCAGGTGATGGACCTGTTAGAACAGAAGTTGTTGGAATACAAACTCCAGCAAACGACTTGCAAGCACAAAGAGTAAAAGATTACATGAACTATCTTGTTATGGATAAGATGGAAGAATACGAACCAGAGTTTGATTCTATGTTATTTCATTTACCACTTGCAGGTTCAACTTTTAAAAAAGTTTATTATGATCAATCAGTAGGGCGAGCCGTTTCTAAATTTGTCCCTGCAGATGAATTAGTTGTACCGTATACAGCTACCTCATTAGATGATGCGGAAGCAATTATTCACGTCATAAAAATGCCAGAGAACGAATTGCGTAAGCAACAAGTTTCTGGTTTTTACCGAGATGTAGAGTTAGGTCCTCCAGGCGCTGTTGATACAAACAACGAACTCAAGAAAAAAGAGCGAGAGCTTGAAGGAACTAAAGCTACCGGTAAACCACAACCGATTTATACTTTACTTGAATGTCATGTTAATCTTGACCTTGAAGGTTTTGAGGAAGTAGATGCAGAAGGACAACCGACTGGTATCAAACTTCCCTACATCGTAACAATCGATGAAAGTACAAAGACAGTTCTTTCTATCAGAAGGAACTATGCGCCCGATGATCCGAAGAAGGATAAGATCCAATACTTCGTCCACTTCAAATTTCTGCCAGGACTAGGATTTTATGGCTT